GGGCTGGCTGTCTGGGATTCGACGCAGAAGATGTTCTTGTCAATCGAATGCTGCAAGATCCACGACGCAATGCGCGTTGTCGAAAGTGCAGTTCGAAAAGACCCGACGAACGTCACTGTGCGCTTCGAAGACGCACGTCAGCGCAACTGGTTCGGCGCAGCAGGACGCGAACAACTTCAAGGCGCCGGCAGCATCAAGCGCGACTGTACAATCTGGGAAGACTTTCTGACAGACCTGCACGCGCAGTTCGAAATGGTACCGCCGAAGAAGAACCTGACGAAGATGTCGTCTGAAAGCTTCAAGAACATCACGAAGTGGCAGCAGCGCACGAACGAACACGCACGCGACGCAGCGATGCTTGTCTACGCAGCTGAACCAGTGCGCTACAAGACCGCGCCAGTGTATAAACCGAAAACACGAAAGACATGGCAATAATTGAACGTACCCGGCCGCGCGAAGAAATGGCCCGCGCTATCGTCGAAGACTACAACGAACACGACGTCGCACGTCTGTTCTTCTGCTTGAAGGTCGAATGGCTTGTCTTGCGGCACGAACAGCATGTCGACAGCAACTGGTATGCGCTTGTCACGAAAGCGCTTCGATGCTTGCAGATGAAGGACTACGCCGCGCTGCGCCGCACAGTCAAAGAAATCGAAGACGACTACTGCGACCACCGATGAACACGAACGAAAGAAGACCGCTGTCAGACGCGCAATTCCGCGCTGTTGAAGACGCCCGCAAAACTGAACTTGCTGCGCTGATCCGACGCAGCGGTCTTTCGTATTCGCACATCGCCGACGCGACCGGCACAGAACGGCGTGCTGTCAAGCGCGCAGCAGACTGCGACGGCATACGCTTCGACACAGCAGTCAGAATCGAATACTTTCTTGAATGGTATCTGAACAACGACAACAAATGAAGAAGAAACTTGCAGAATTCGGTGCATTCAAGCACCAGGAACACAACCCGCGTCAGTGGACGCAGACAGACGTCGACCGACTGAACAAGTCGCTGACAGACTTCGGCGACCTTTCCGGCATCGTTCACGACCTGAACAGCGGCCAGATAGTCAGCGGCAACTTCCGCAGTGAAATCATTGGCGCAGTCAGCAATCCGAAAGACTGCGAAATCGAAATCATTCATCAGAACGAACAGCCAGACGCGCAGGGAACAGTCGCGCTTGGCTTCGTCATCTGGAACGGCTTCCGCTACAATTACAGACAGGTGCGCTGGACGCAGCGACAGTGCGAAGAAGCTTGCATCAAAGCAAACTATCTTGGCGGCTCGACAGACTGGGACGAAATGGCGAACTACTGGTCTGCGAAGTTCGGTGCAGAACTGAACGACTGGGGCGTCGATGCTTGGCAGAACGACGACGCGAACGATGAACAGACGGCCACATCATCAAGTGACGGCACGGTGCGCAATGACGGCTTTGACGTGCCGGTCGACAGCATCGCAGTCAAGTGTGAACGCGGCGACGTCTGGCAGCTTGGCACGCATCGTCTTATGTGTGGCGACAGCACCAGTCTTGACGACGTAAAACGGCTAATGGGTGGGGCAATGGTTGACATCAGTTTCACTTCGCCGCCGTACAACGCCGGACGCACGCCGACGGAAGCCAAAGGCGGAAAGACAAGCAAGTACGCGCACGACAGCGACGACAAAGCTGAAAGCGACTATCTGCATCTGCTTGTCGCATCGACTGAAAACGCGCTTGCGTTCGCGAAGTTCGCATTCGTGAACGTGCAATCTGTCAGCGGCAACAAGACTGCGCTGATAGACTACATGTACGAAATGAAGTCACACTACGCCGACACAATCATCTGGGACAAAGAATCGTCGCAGCCGGCAATGGGAAAGAACGTGCTGAATTCAGAATTCGAATACGTTCATGTGTTCAGCGAAAAAGCGACACGCGCTATCGGTGTCAGGGAATTTCGCGGCACACTGTCGAACATGCTGCACTTGTCAAACCGAATCGGACGCGACAAGGAAATACAGAAGATCCACAGCGCGACATTCCCGCTTGACTTCGCTGCGCACTTCATCAACAACTTCACGAATGATTCAGTGCTTGACTTATTCGGCGGCGCCGGCACGACGCTGATTGCAGCAGAACAGCTTGGCCGCAAGTGCTTCACAATGGAACTTGACCCGCGCTATTGCGACGTCATTATCGCACGCTGGGAAAAGTTCACGGGCCAGACAGCAACGAAAATTGAAGAAGCAGCCGTGTAGTTCTTTGGCCTGTTCGCCGCATCTGGCTGCTGATGCCGGGCTGACATAAAGACGTCAATCTGAAAAGCAAGCAGACGTCGAAAAGCGACAGCGCGAACAATGTCGCTTCTTTTACACAAAAACAAAGCGTCAGACGCGCGCAAAGCGTGAAGACGTGCAATTTATCAACCGCGTGCTTAAAGCGCGCCAAAACGAACGGAAATAAACGGAAATGAACAAACACATCAACAAGCGCAGAGTTGTCAAGAAGACAATCAACAGCGCACCACAGAAGCCAGACTTTTCAAGAATGAAAATCATCGTCGAATCACAGAAGACCGGCGACCCCGTCACGCTTGACGAACAGCAGCGCAGACTGATTCTGCAAGCGCTGCAATTCAACGGCGTGCTGATGACTGCGCAGCAGCTGGCCGAAGGCTTCGGCGTTGAAGCGTCAGTCATCGAAGCTGACATCGACTATCTTCGCGAACTGCAATCAACCGTCTGCTGTCGCTTCGTCGTCGCGCCAGATACGAAGCAAGTCAGTGACGAAACAATCAAAGACGTCGTGTCATAATGCAGCCGACGTCGAAATCATACTACGATACGAAGTGCGCGCAGTGCGAACGCTGCAAGTTTCACGGCTTCGGCAACTATCCAGACGGCCGACAGTATGAAGCTTGTCGAAGCTTCGGCTACATCTTGCACCCAGACAAGCCAGTCGTGACAGACATCGACTGCACGCACTTCATTGACAAAGAAGCAGACGCAGCTGCGCAAGCACCGCGTGCTGCGTCATCTATGCGCGAAATGCAGAAGCTCATGCGCAAACGCAAATGAACGTATCATGGCAAAGAAGAAATCAAAGCAGAAGTCGTCACAGCGCAATCCGAACAGTCTTGCGAACTTGAAGAACGGCAGGAAGTTCAGCGCGACTGACGGCAGCGCCCAGGCGGCCGGCGTGAAGTCCGGCATCGTCAGACGCACGCAAGCAGAACTTGAAAAGCTGCTTGACGAAAATCTGTCAGACGCTATTGACGTGCTGACATCAGACAGCAGCATCGACAGCTACATGCAGAACGCGAAGACTGCGCCGAATCAGATGCAGCGCATTCTTGCGCGCGAATTCAGTGACGGCCGCAAAGCGTTCGCCGCTGTTCAGTGGGTCTTCGACCGCGTGAAAGGACGCCCGACGCAAGTCGTCGACAACAATCTGTCTGGCGGCGTTGAAGTCGTCAAGCCGAAGATTGTGTTCAAGGACATTGAAGCTGCGACACGCGAAGCAGAAGAAAAGCGTCTGCAAGACAACACAGAAGAAGACATCTGATGAAAGAAGAACAGTTCAGCAGCGACTATGTATTCAGCGACAAGTATCAGCCGCTGTTCGCGCCACACAAGACGCGCTACATTCTTGTCAAAGGCGGTCGCGGCGGCGGCAAGTCACACGCACTGTCGTCGGCCGTGCTGCTGACGACGTATGACGACGCGTGCAACGTGCTATACACGCGCTACACAATGACGTCAGCTGAAACGTCTATCATTCCAGAATATCAGGAAAAAATCAGCGTCTTCAACAGCGACAGCGACTTCTACATCAAGCGCAAGGAAATCATCAACGTCGGCACCGGCGCAACGATATTCTTTCGCGGTCTGATGCAGTCGTCGAAGAATCAAATCGCACGCTTGAAGTCAATTCACAACGTCAAGTGGTTCATCATCGACGAAGCGCAAGAACTTGTCGACGAAGCGCTGTTTGACAGCATCGACTTGTCAATCAGGACCACTGACGCAGAAAACGTCATCATCATCGTCTACAACCCGACAGACGTCACGCACTGGATCTATCGTCGCTTCTATCTTGAAGCTGGCGTCAGCGAAGACTTCAACGGCGTCAAAGACGACGTCACATACATCAGCACGACGTACATCGACAACATTCCGAATCTGTCGCAGTCGTTCTTGAACCAGGCGCGCAAGATGCTGCGTCACAACAAAGCGAAGTACGACAACATCTTTCTTGGACACTTCAAGAATCGCAAAGAAGGACAGATTTATACGAAGTGGCACGCTATCGCGCCGGCAGACTATCCGACAACACTGCCGCAGTGGTACGGCATCGACTGGGGCTACGGCGGCGACCCGGCCGCAGTCGTTCGAATGTGCTACGACACACTGACGGCGACGCTGTACTTGTGGCAAGTCTGCTACAAGACCGGCTTGCTTCCGCGTCATATTGCGAAGATAATCACTGACGATGCAGCGCAGCTGATTCATCACTACGACACAGACAAAGACACAGGCGAAAAGATAGCCGTGTACTATCGGCCAGAAGACTGCGTCGCGTACTGCGACCCAGCACGCCCAGAAGCACGCGACGAACTGCGTATCTACTACGGCATCGACGCAGCGTCTGCTGTAAACCGTGACAAACCGGCACGCGTTGCATGGCTGTCTGACTTCAACGTCTGCTACGTCGGTTCTGACATCGGCAAAGAACAAGAATCTTACAGCTTCAAGCCGAATCCGCAAGACCAGACGAAGTTCACGGAAGATCCACAAGACGGCAACGACCATGCAATGGACGCGACGAACTACGGTGCAGTCACGCATCTGCGTCGTCTTGGCATCGAAAACCAGTGCGGCGAAAAATAGCACGCTGACGAAATGCGTGACGCCGCGAAAATGGTCTACTTTTGCATCAACAAACGCACACAGAATTATGTTTGGCTACGAACGAATCAAATCATCAGAACTTGCTGACATGCGTCAGAAAGTCGCAGACGCAGCAGAAGTCAAAGGCTACTACGAAAACGAAGCCGGCCGCATCAACGAGTATCTGAAAATCATCGCGCCGCAGCTTCGCGGTCCTGAAATGCTGCGCATCGCGAACTATACGCGCGACGAAATCAAGACAGCATACGAAACAATCGCGCCCGTCATGGGCGTCGTGAACTATATCGCTGACAACGTCGGCGAAGTGGCGAAGTATCTTGAACTGCGTGACATCAAGACTGGCGACTATGTCGAAAAGCACTGGATTCTTGACCTGCTTCGCAGACCGAACGACCGCTTCACGCGCAGAAAGTTCTTCACTGCATGGGCCGTCAACAAGCTGCTGTTCGGCGACGCGACAGTCTATGCACCAGTCGAGCAAGGCAAAGACCGCAACGTCAGTGAAATGTATATCGTTCCCGGACAGCGCGTCACTATTGACCGCGGCGGCTACGACAAACCGTTCAAGGGCATAAAGATAACCGGCACGAATGGCGACATCGAACTGTGCGACAAAGTCTTCCAGTCGTTCGACTACAATCTTGACGACACGTCGTTCTACGGCACAAGTCGCATCGCAGCAGCAGCTGCGTATCTGACTGTCATCGAATACGCCATGAACAGACAAGCAACGTCGTTGAAGAACGGCGGCCCGGCGAACGTCATCACGCCCGCAGCGTCGTCAAGCGTCGCACCGCTGGCGCCATGGCTTGACGATATGGAACAGAAGCTGAACGAACGCAAGAACGTCAACAAGAACTTGACTTTGAAGACAGCAATCGACGTTCATCAGCTTGGCGACAAGCCGACGGATCTGAACATTCTGTCTTCGCACAAAGACGCAATCAACGTGCTGTGCTTCGTCTTCAAGATTCCCGTCGACCTGTATCTGGGTCAAGCGAAATACGAAAACGCGAAAGAAGCGAAGAAGACTATCTACGAACAGACCGCTATACCAATGTGCAACGAATTCGGCGAAGACTTCATTCACTATCTTGAACTTGACGACGAACTTGAACTTGTTGTCGATACTGACAAGATTGAAGTCTTGAAGAAGAATCGCGGCGAAACGCTTGACGACCTTGCGAAGATGCACGCGTCACTGAATGAACTGCGCGAAGCGAACAACTACGAACCAATCGACGAAGACTGGGCGAATCAGCCTATCATGCCGCTTGGCGTTCAGTTCGGCAACGAAGCTGCTGCATTCGACATCAATGAAGACGTCGACTGATGAAGAAGAACATCACGACAGCGCAGCGCAAGCATCAAGACTATCTGCGACGCAAAGGTCTTGCAGTCGGCCAGGTCTATGCGAAGCGTCTTGTCAAGCTGCGTCAAGCAGAAGTCAAGCGCTGTCTTGAACTGTGCAAGAATTACGATGACACGCTGCAATGGTCGCGCGTCATCGAAAACAATCTGTCTGAAAGCGGCTATCTGTTCGACTGGTACAGCGGTCTATATCTGAATGCTGGACTTCCGCAAGCAGAATCTGTCATTCGCGACTTGTCGCGCAGTAAAGCATCAACGCCCGGCGGCGTCTACGAAGCTACGCTGCGCAACTTCGCTACACAGCGCTGCGGTCAGAACATCACCAGCGTCAGCGGCACACTGCGCACGGAACTGACGAAGATTCTTACGAACGCACTGAATGAAGACGCGAACATCGGCATCGAGAAGCTGACGAAGCGCATTCAGCGCGACTTCGCTGCGTTGAATGTCTGGCAAGCGCGACGCATCGCGCAGACGGAAACAATGATAGGTCTTGCAGAAGCGTCTGCTGTTGCAGCTGCTGACTGCGATGTCGAATTCACGAAGCAGTGGTGCATCAGCGGCGTCGGCAACAGTCGCGACGCGCACGAAGCCGTCGACGGCGTCATCGTGGATCAAGACGAATACTTCATTCTGACGAACAGCGACGGCACAACTTGCGAAATGCTGTTTCCGCACGACAACGGCAGCAGCATTCCCGCTGAACAGATAATCAACTGCGCATGCAGCTGCATCAGGTCGCCGAAGAAAGCAAGCGCGTCGAAGACGCCGACAGTGACGCCAGCTGTGCAGCCGCAGCCAGAAGTGCAGCCCGTCGCAATCGTTCCGGCATCAACGCAGACGAAGCCGAAGATTCCTGCAAAGCCAAAGCCGACACCGAAACCGAAACCGACACCAGCCGCGCCCGCGTCATCGGCATTCAGTGCAGCAGAAGAACAGCGCATCGCAGCAATGATTCAAGAAATGCCTGACACTGTGCCGGCAGAAGCACGACGCGCTATCGCAGAAAACAATCTTGCGCTTGAAAAAGAACTGAAAGTGACGAAAGGCGCGCCGATGTCAGTCGACGATGCAGACCAGATGCACGGCAACCCGAAATATCGCGAATCACGCAGCAACAAAATCAACTGTCAGACGTGTTCGCCGGCTTACGTTCTGCGCACACGCGGCTTCGATGTTTACGCCGGTCCGAACACAAGACGCGAAGGCAATCTGTCGTACTATCTTTCAGACAGTCGCTTCTTCTGGGAAAAGTGGCTGAACGCAGACGGCACGCAAGCGAAGCATGATTCTGTCGTGAAGTGGTTCAAGGCATCAGGCAAAGCGCAGCTGACAGCAGAAGACATGTACAGATTCTATGACGAACACACGAAAGCTGTCGGTATCTATGAAGTCGCGCTGTCCTGGCAGTCACGCGGCGGTCATTCAACGCTGCTGCAACGATTCGCTGACGGCCGTCTTATGCGCATAGACGCACAGATAGGCTATCAGAAAGAACTGACAGCAGCAGACAGTATCTGTTCACGCGTAACGTTCATTCCGATAGATCCATGCGACGGCGTTATGCGCGTCGATGACAAAGTGTTCGCAAAGAAGTTTGCGAAGATATTCAAGAAAGTGAAGAAATGATGTCAAGTGCTTGTTCGCCGTATATCGGTCTGACGACTGCGTTCTTGAACAGATATACTGGCGGATAGCCAGCTTTCACGTTGTCAGGCATCTTGACATAGAAAGCGTCAGCGCCTGTGTACTTTCCAAGATACACAAGCTTCGACTTCGGGACGTCTTTCAGATAACCAGACGCCGCTTTTATGACTGCTTTTGGCGCTTCCATACGCCGCAAAGGTATAAATTTTATTTCATTCCACCGCAAAAGACAGAAAATCAGCACACTTTTTCTTTTCTTCGTTATTCTTTCAGTATTCAGAACAGGCGCCGTCGTGAAGATGTCGTCTGTTCGCTTTTTGATAAGTGGCGAAAAACGGCGCAGTGTAATCGCGCGACAAGTGCATTCGCATACATAAATTTGCGTCATCAACAAAGTCACAACGCAATGGGAAAGACACTTCTTCAAAAGTCTATCGACGCGCGGATCGAAAGCAAGTCAGACAACGCCGACGGCGGTCTGCACATCAAAGCTTACGTTCTTGCGTTCGGTAACATTGACAGCTGGGGCGACATCATCGCTTCGACTGCTTGCGACGACTTCTTGAAGTCAGAAGACGCCGGCCGCATGAAGCTGTGCTACCAACACAACCGCAGTGAAGTCATTGGCGTCATCACTGACAAGCAAGTCGACGCAATCGGCCTGCTGATTGAAGCTGACATTCTTCCGACAACTGTCGGCAAAGACGTCATCATGCTTCTGAAAGCTGGCGCTATCAACGAATTCAGTATAGGCTACTACGCTGACAAGTATCACTACGAAAAGCGTGACGGCTATTCATACGACGTTCGCGTTCTTGACGCGATAACAGTCATTGAGGCAAGCCCAGTCACACGCGCTGCGAATCCGAAAGCGATTCTGCTTGACGCGAAGTCTGACGACTTCAAGTCGCAGCTGTCGCAGATAAGCGACGCGCAGCTGTGCGAAATGCGCAAAGCCGTCGAAGTCGAATACTACAAGCGCTTCGACAACTATCTGTAAACAATTCAATTCACTATTCACTTCAAATCTTTCAACACCATGCCAGAGAACGACATCAAAACCAAAGCCGAGCAGCTGACCGCAGAATGCGCTGCTGCAAAGGCAGAAGCGGCTGCTGCAAAGGCAGACGTCGCTGCACTCAAAGCTGACGTCGAAGCGAAAGCTGCCAAAATCGACGAGCAGAAGACATCAATCGACAATCTTGACAAGTCCGTCAAGGAACAGAAAGCGTCTATCGACGACTTGAAGAAGAAGCTTGCTGAAAGGCCCGCTGACTTCAAGCGCGACTTCCGTGAAGCTTTCTACGCCCAGAAGGACGCAATCGTCAAGCTTGTCAACGAGAAGAAAGACAAATTCGACATCAAAGTCGAGTTGAAGCAGGTCACCAACATCGGCACGAATCACATCAGCCCGAACAACTTCCTGGGCGTAGGCGTAGACCCTACCATTCAGGCTGCTGTTCCCGTCGCAAACGCTTTCTTGCTTGTGTTCGGTCTTCGTCCCCGCACTGCAAACAAGCTTGGCTGGATCGAAGCCACCAGTGAAAGCGGCGCAGACTATGTCGCTGAACTTGCGACCAACAGCGCGGCTTCTGACGTAGACTTCGTCGAGAAGACACGCAGCTTCGGCAAAATCTGTACAAAGATGACTATCAGTACAGAAGTTGAAGACTGGTTCGACCAGATTTACAACTACTGTGTCAACGAAGGCGCACGTCTTGTTGACGCCAAAATCGACACAGAGATTTACGGCGGCGCCGGTTCTGACGCTTCCTACCCGAACAAGGTCTACGGACTTAAAGGCGCAGCCACCGCGTTCAACGCACTTGCAGCACACGCTGTCGAGAGAGCAAACGCAGCTGACGTCATCTTCGATGCTGCCGACCAGATTGCAAAAGAAGGCTATCACGCAAGCCATGCTTTCGTGACATGGGCCATTCTTCGCGAAATCAAGTCGCTGAAAGATGCGAACGGCAACTATCTGTACAACCAGATATCCGGCATGCTTGACGGCATTCGCATTCTTCCTTCAACCCGTCTGTCCGCTGGCGAAATGCTTATCGTCGACAGCAACTGTTCAGAAGCATTCGGCGGCAACGGCTACGAACTTGAATTCATTCGCAACGGTGCGATTGACGCCTACGACGTCTTCTTCCGCAAGGCTGTTCAGGTTAAGACCGCAACCCCGAAGAAGAAAGGTCTTATCTACGTCGCCAGCGTGACAACTGCAATCGCAGCTTTGCAGGTCGTTTCACCTGAACCCGGCAACGCTACCGACTAAACCACTGACGACGACATTCTGATATGACAAAGAAAATCATAACAGTTGAAGTCGTCAAGTCGCACGACGGCATTCAGCAAGGCACGATTCTGCGCTTTGCTGAATTCCCGGCGTTGCAGTATATGATAGCAAACGGCTACTACAAGCTTCTTTCGACACAAGACGCTGCTGCTGATAGTGATGCAACAATGTCAGCAAAGGCGCAGCCGAAAGAAGCTTCTGTTGTAGCTACCGTCAAGAAAGCACTGCGAAAATCAGCGAAGAAATGATACGTCTGAACACTATCGAAACAGCAGAACCGAAGCGCGAACATCTTTCAATGTTCAAGCAGTACGCAAGCGTGCCTGACAACAGTCGTGACGCGCTTTTGACCGTCTTGCTGCGCAGCGCAATGAAAGCTGTGCAGGAATCGGCCGACAAGTCGCTTCTTCCATGTACGCTTGAACTTGTCGTCAGCGAACGCGAAGACAACGACTTCGTCAAGCTGTATCAGACGCCAGACGAAATTCTTTCTGTCACTGACGGCGCCGGAAATGCGCTTGACTTCAAGCGTGACGGCAACTTCATTCGTTGCTTCATGTTCACGCCGACCGTCATCGTTCGCTACAAGACGCAGCCCGTGCTGCGCGATGCAGAAGCACTTCTTTCGGTCGTCTTCCAGTACGCGACAGCGCTGTATGACGGCGAATCAACAGACACACTGAACAAGATTCTTGCACAATGTTAAGACAGCCACAGAACGCACGCAGATTGAACGACAGAATCGTACTGACGAAATCAACAGTCACAGTTGACGACTTCGGACACGCTTCTGTCGGTGCAGTTAGTGACGTGCTGACTGTCTACGCGTCTGTGCGCCAGATGTCCGCGACGAAGACGATGCTGACATTTCAGCAAGCCGACATCGTCGGACTTGAAATCGAATTCAGATCCGTGAACGTAGACTACGACGGCATTCGCTGGCGCAATCATGCGCTGCACTTTTCGCAGCCTGAAAGCGTAGACAATCGCGGCCGCTTCGTTCGTCTGACGGCCTGGTATCAGATTGACAACCCCAAAGCGCAGTAACTATGACACTTGTTGAAGGCGAAGACAGACTATTCGTGAACATCGACACATGCGTTGCCGAAGTCGCAGTTGCTGCGAAGAAAGGCTTGAAGACTGCGGGCATGCGGATAATTGCTGACGCGCAGCGCAACATGCGCACAGCAGGACGCAACAGCGGCACGCTTAACAACACGGGCCGTCTGTCACAGTCAGGGCGCGTGCAAGACGACAAAAACAGCGGCAGCGAAGTCGAAATCGGCTTTTTTTCGCAGACCGGCGAACGCGGCTATGCAGCAGCAGTTGAATACGGCAGCCGTCCACACTGGCCGCCACGTCAAGACATCGAAAGCTGGGTGCATAAGAAAATGCGCGTCGCGAAAGACTACGTCAGAAGCGTAGCTTTTCTTGTCAGCAGACACATCGCGACGAAAGGCACGAAGCCGCACGCTTTCTTCGCGCCAGCAGTCGAGCATAACAAGCAAGACATCACAAACGCAGTCCGCGACGCAGTCATCACAGTTCTTCGTAAACGCATCAGATAATATGTCACAGTTCACAAGCGCACTTGCAGAAGTCTTCAAAGCCATACGCGCGAAGCTTGTCAGAAATGACGTCAATGTCGGCGGTACAGCTTCGTACCCGCGCGTCGAAATTCACAGCGTCATCGAAGACACACCACAGACGAAAGACATGTCGTTACGCAGCGTCACTGCGACAATCGAATGCGTCAGCGCCGAAAAGGTTGCTGACATCGTCACACTTGCTGATGACAACATCGCGCTTATCTTCGACGCCGTCGGCCTGACGCTGACAGACTGGAACGTCATCGGTATCGTTCCGGGACAAATGCGCATGTTCGACGAAGAAGCGTCACAAGACAACGCTGCTGTCATATACAGACTACTTCACGACGTCACTGTCTGGATCGAACGCAAAGACGTTCAACCAGACGCTGATGACGACAACGAAAACGAAAACGAAAACGAAAACACTGAATCTTAATTCAAACACATATCATCATGGCAAAACAACTTGGAAACGTCAACAAGGCGTACATCAAAGCATCTTCGTCTTACGTTTGGCTGGGCGGCGAACAGTCCAACAGCGTGAACAGGACCGCAGAAGCTGTCGAAGTCAGCGACAAGGACAGCAACTGGGCTGAATTCATCAGCGGCAAGAAGGGCGCAACAATCGAAATCACTGTCTTCGCAGACACCAGCGACACAGCACAGGCAGCTGCGCTTGACGCGTATATGGACGGCGACATCGTAGACTGGGGCGTCGGCGTTCTGTCGACTACCGCTATCAGCAGCGGCGACTACGGCAAGGCAATCATCACTGCAATCGGTGACACGAATGACTACGGCGCAGTCGCTTCGCGCACTATCAGTCTGACAGCCACCGGCGCAGTGACACATGTATAGGCTTAACTTAAAAGTTTAGTTCTGTATGCGTTCACTTCGCTACACTATTGAATTCGATGACGGCGTGAAGGTACAGATGCTTTTCACGCCGCATCTTTACAGCTTCAAAGGTACGCAGGGCGTCACGTTTGACACTGGTGCCGGCACGCAGCGCGAAGTCTTCGAAGTCTACGCAGACATCATGTTCTGCGCAGCGTTGAATGCTTGGCTGCTGGACGGCAACGGCGACGTTGACAACTTCCCGCATAAACGCGGCGACTTTCACGAATTCATGGTCTTGCAGCCGAAAGCGTACGGAAAGGCGCTGAATTTCGCGCTTCAAGCGCTGACAGGTAAAAGTCTTCAAGACTTCGTCAAAGACGCGCAGAATGACACGCCAGACGCGAAAGACAAGACGTCTGATGACGATGCTGCCGGCGGCAGTAAAAAAAAAGTTCATTCGCACTGGATTGGCCGACTGTTGAAGCGTTTTTGATAGGCGACTGTCATCTGTCAGAACGCGAAGCCGCGCTGTGTTCGATGAATGAATACAAGCAGCGCGTCGCTGGATTCGAACGCGAATCGCACAGACGCTGGGAACTGGCACGCTGGGAAGTCTGGCAGCTTATGGCGCCGCACTATAAGAAAGGGCAAGCACCGCGAACGCCGTCAGCATTCTGTCGTTTTCCATGGGACGCCGGCACAATCAGCACAGAAGAAGAAGCGCGTCAGATGTATGAACGCAGTCGCGTCACTGAAAACGAAGCAAGGATCTTGAACGAATTTTTCGCAAAGCTTAATTCAGAAAAATGACATGGGAAAAATAGGCGATTTGTGGGTCAAGCTGGGCTTGAAGAAAGACGGCTTTGACAAAGGAATGAAAGAAGCAAAGACGCAGACTTCTTCTTTCGCTTCATCTATTAAGGGCATCGGCGTCAAAGCTGCTGCTGTCTGGACCGCTATCGGCGCCGGCGCGCTTGCTGCTGCGAAGAAGTTCGCGCAGCATTCACAGAAGTTCGGCGACGCCTGGGACCAGACGATGTCGCGCATGAAGTCTGCATGGGGACAGTTCTTGACGTCGCTGACGAACTGGGACTGGAACGGCTTCTGGGACCGCGTCAAAGGCGGCGCAGATGCTGCCGCAAGGTCTACCGCTGCGCACGACGCAGAATTCGAAGTGCAGAACAGCATCAGACTGCGCAAGTCCATGATGCAAGAAGAACTTGCTGCGCTTCAAATCGAAATGCGCAACACGCAGCTGTCATACGAACAGCGCGCAGCTGCCGCGAAGAAGTATCTTGACAAGATAAAGCCGCTATACGACCAGGAACAGAAGCTTCGTCGCAATATCTATCTTTCAGACACAGACGAATATCTTGCTGCGGCCGGATTGAAGAAAGATGCTGCACATCGGCAGTCGCTTGTAGACTTCTTTTCGAACATCGCACCTGATGAAGAAATGATGAACGCACTTGTCGAGTATGGCAAGCACGCACAGGGACGTTCGTCGAAGTATTCGCAGAAGACAGAAGATATCATTAGCAAAATTATTGAACAGTACGGCGTCAAAGCGATGTCGTCTTTCAGTGTTCTTGCTGAACACTATCTGGGAAGCGGCGACGAAGAAGCGAAGAAAGTCGTCGATGCTATTGAAGCGTACTACGCAAGCAAGGCCGCATTCGACGAAGAAACGCGTCGCGTTCAGACCGTCATGAACACAGCGGAAGCGCAAGCAGGCATCGACACGTCTGCTATCAACACCGGCGGCGACATCGACAACGGCGAACTTTCGAAAGTCGATAAAATCATCAAGCGCGCAGAAGATGCAGCGAAGACAGAAGTCGAACTGCTGACGGAAAAGTACGAAGAAGAAAAAGCGCTTCTTGAAAAGCACGGCCGCGACACGACCGCGCTGACAAATGAATATCTTGAAAACCTTCTGAATCTGAACGGCGACTGGCTGCAAGAAATCGCGGATCAATGCGAAGCGTTTGAACCCGTCGAAATAGACCCGATTGAAGTTGACGACGAAGAATTCGAAAAGTTCGTCGAAAATCTGCGCAGAATGCAAGAAGAAGCGCAGCGCGTCGCAGAAGAATTCAACAGCGCCGTCGTCGGCGGTTTTAGTCAGGGCGTGCAGGAAATGACGGACCAGCTGTTCGGCTTGACAGAATTCAATCCGGGCCGCATCTTTCAAGCACTGCTTGAACCGCTTGCAGACATGGCAATTCGCGAAGGCGAAATTCTGATGCTGCAAGGCGCCGGCGTCGAAGCTTGCAAAGCTGCGCTTGAATCGCTGAACGGCTACGCAGCAATAGCAGCTGGCGCAGCGCTTGTCGCTATCGGCGCAGCTGCGAAGTCTGGTCTTGCTGCTATCGCGAATTCTTCAAGTACAGGAACTGCGACTTCGACGTATCAGCCAGGCAGCAGCGGCGTTCAGACGCAGCAGATAGAAAACGAACTGACAGTCTATGTCGAAGGCCGCATCAGTGGCGACAGCATCGTTCTGTCAGGACAACGCACGACAAATAACTGGAATCGTTAAGCTATGCCTATCAGTGGAACATACCGCTTGAAATACTACAAGCAATTCAAAGACGAACGCGGCAAGAATGTTCGTCTTGAAATTCATTGTCGCAACTATGCCGGCGCAGCGCTTCAAATCGGCAGACTGCAAGGCTTGTCGTTGCAGATTCAAGGCAACGAAGACGTTGACGCGCCTATCGTGAAGACGTCGCTGCAATTCGGTCTTCTTGACGATCCGTTCGTTCCGGGACTGACCACAAGCGGCGTCAAGATTGAATCAACCGGGCCAGTACGTTATGCGAACTGGACTGAATTCTATACACCAGACAGCACGCTGTATTTTGTAAAGCTGTGGTACGACAATCTGTCAAGTTCGTCATACATCTGGGCTGGCTACATCACGCCGGATTCGTACAGCGAAAGTCTTGACAGCTTCGGCAGTGTCATCATTACGGCGCGCGATAATCTGGGCCACCTGCAAGACTTCGACTTCGACATGACGCCGAACACCGACGGGCTGATAAAAGTGCGCAGCATCATCGACAACGCTATCGCGAAAATCAACTTCCCAATGACGCTTCTGACACGCGGATTCAGCATCGATAACGACGACTACTATCTTGAAACGGAAGACGGCGAACGCAGCATCGGCGACTTGTATGTCAACGCGGCTGCGTTCGAAGACATGAACTGGTACAACGCGCTTGAAGAAACACTGAACAGCATCGGCTTCTGCATGCGCTTTGTCGGCTATCACGCTTTCTTGTGCGCGCCATACAGACTGATGCCGAAATACGGCTACGACCTTGACAGCGAAGTTCCACAGTGCGACGTTGAATTCTACGGCCGTCATACTGGTACGCGTACATTCGAACCGGCATATCGCGAAATCGTCGAAAAAATTGAATTCAATCAGCAAGACGACCGCGTCTTCGACCCGCTGTGGGCCAAAGCTGGCACGAAACAATACAAAAACGAACTTGCTATTTCATTCTTTGACCAGGACGTTGTCGATCCGTTCGGACAAGTCAGTCATCACAAAGCGGCGAACAGTTACTATGAACGTGTCGCAAATTCACACACTGGAAATAAAAAGGACGGCTGGACGGACTTTCCTGTGATTGGAATACTTGACGATGAAAACTTTCCGCTTCAAGACTATACCGAAGAAACAGAGGGCGCCGGAATGCACAACTATCTTTTCATCGGCGCAAATCAAGGCAGTATTTCATACGGTTCGCGCGATTATACTATAAATTGGAACGAAATATCCGCCGTATTTTCGCGCAAGGTGCGTTCGACGCAGATGAAAGTTCTGTTTGAATTCGCACCGCACCCGGCTGGCTTTGACGAAAATGGCAAGCTTGGCGTCTATGGCGGCTACAACTTGCATCATATCAAATATCAAGTCTATTACAGTAAAGGCGGTCAGACACGCTACTGGAACGGCAACTACTGGCAAGAAGCGTACAAAAATCTGCAAAAAGACTACACGCCATTAAGCAACGCGGCAGACAGTCTTGAAATAGAACTTCTTGACTGTGACGAATTAGGTGCGAACGGCAGACTGACTATCATTTTGACACAAATTGTCTATCAGTCTGTCGGCTACTGGTTCGCAGTCGTAGGCGGCCAGCTTGCGCTGTACTGGGTCGCAAGTCGCGGCGTCTATGCGCGATTGAAGTCTGTCACTTTCACGTCAGCGATGACGAAGAAAGCGAAGTCTGACACAGTGAAGACAATCGTCAATAGCGCGTACAATGTGCGCTGCGAACGCAAGCCGCTGTTCGGCTGTCTTCCGACATCAGTGAACTTCATTGATCCGGGCAACTACATGAACGCGTTCTTCATCTATGACGACGACGGCAACGTGCAAGCTGCGCCGTACAAGTGGCGCTGGAACACAGACAGCGTCGCTGTGCCGTTCCCGGTCAAGATACATCAGCAGCTTCTGATGTTTCACTACGCAACAGAACAACTGCTTGAAGGCGACTGCGGCGTCAATCATGTAAACACGGGACTTCCGCATGTAGTTATCGACGCTGTCTACTGGTACAAGCAGAAGTTCTATCACATGAAGTCTTGTACATTCGACCTGATAAAAGGCCGCTTGACATCTGTTCAGCTGCGTTCATACAAGAACTACGACGACTTGTGGAACGGAAACGAAACCTACAACGGCAACAGCAGCGGATCTGTCAGCAGCACTGGTGGCGTTTCGTTACGGTCCGAAGTTTCACACAGCGAAGACGAAATGGTCGTCGACGATTAAACACTTTTGAATCATGACAAAACAAGAAGAAATACTTGCGATTGAAGAACAGCAGCGGCTTGCAGCAGAAGACGTCACTGAAACTTTCGCTGAAACTTTTGCAGAAGTTTCATTCACGTCAGAACGACAGCTGCTTGTCACGCCGTCAAGCATCGTCGTTGTGCCTGGCGGTCGTACTGCGCTTCGCATCAGAAGCAACTGTGCATGGCGCGTCGTCGCGTTCCCTGACGATGCAGTTCTGTCGACAGACAGCGGCTTCGGCGATGCTACTTTCGAAGTGTCTGCGCCGGAAGACGCGCACATCGACGGTCGTCTTGCATTCATGACAGACGACAACAGTGTCACGCAGACAGTTGACATCGCGTCAGAAGCGCCAGCGCCGCCAGAAAACGAACCGACAGACGACGAACAGACGACAGACTGACGTCGTACACTATTGGCGAAAACAAGCGCAGCGGATTCACACGTCGGCTGCGCTTCACTTTTTATCTTCGCATCAAGAATTCAAAAATCACTATGGCACAGCAGCAACTACCGAACAACAGAATGAACAGCGACTTCCGCGCCGCTGTCAGGCTTCTTGACAACAGTGTCGCAGTTGACTGGTCGTCAGTCGTCGTTCAGAACGTCTTTATGCTTGCAGAAGCGCAAGACTACGCGTTCGCTGGCGGCTGCGCGCATCGCATCGACGCTGCTGATCCGACGAAGCTTCACATCACATGGCCCGCCGACAAGCAGATGTACGAAGGCGTTCATCGTCTTGTCGTACAGATTCAGCTTGCGGGCGCTTCCAACACCTACGACAAACGTGTCGTCAATGTCGTGCCACTGTCAGACAGTGCGCAGACTGTCTATGACGATGACGAAACAGACATCGAAATCACTGTCAGCGAAGTCGACACTTCTGTCATGACTGAAATTCTTCGCGCGTGTCAGAACGCGACAGCACTTGCAAACGAAGCTGCGCAGCATCAGCCGACAATCATCAACGGCTTCTGGCACGTCTACGACATCGCGACGCATCAGTACGTCAATACCGGCGTCAAATCGACTGGCGAAGACGGTGAAGACGGCGAAGACGGAATCACGCCGCACATCGACGAAGACAGCGGAAACTGGTTCATCGGCAGCGTCGACACTGGCATTCATGCGCAAGGCGAACGCGGTCTGTCTGGAAATATCAATTTCCCGAAGTTCGAAATAGACGCAGCTATGCACTTGCAGATGCTGTCAACACAAGCAAGCGACGCAGACAGATTTGACATCGCTGACGACGGACATCTGAAACTGATATATTAAACATCACGTCAATATGGAACAGCAATCAATCGACATCGGAAAAGTCGCCTTGACACTTGGCGGCAACTGGAACGCGCAGACTTCCTACGAACGTCTGACGCATGTTCTGCTTGAAGACGACGGCTGCGGCTATGTCAGTCTTCGAAACAACATCAACGTCAAGCCTGGCACCGACGACACTGTATGGCAGAAAGCGACGCAAGCCGGCAAAAGCATCTACGAACTTTGCGTGAAGCACGGCACGTTCATCGGCACAGAAGAAGAATTCGTCGCTGCTTACAACAACACACTTGCGACAGCTGCACAAGCGGCAGCGCTTGCGAACGCAGCAGCGCAGTCAGCATCAGCAGCAGAAGCGACTATCGAAGACGCAGAACGTCTGCGCCAGGGCGCTGAAACTGGCCGCACGCAAGCTGAAACGCAGCGCGAAAACGCCGAAGCTGCGCGTCAAATCGTAGAGAACGCACGCGTAGCGGCTGAACAGAACCGCGAAAACACTTTCGCGCGCGAAATGGCCGCAGTCGGTGCCGCGACAAATAACGCAGAAGCAGCTGCTGCGCTTGCATCGACGAAAGCAGGTCTTGCGAATACAGCTGCGCAGACCGCGAATACAGCGGCCGGCAATGCAGACACGAAAGCAGCGCTTGCACAGACGCAGGCGGATCGCGCGAAAGACTTCGCAGACCACCCGAACAGAATCAACACGACGACGTATCACTGGGAAAAGTGGGACGAAGAATCGCAAGCTTACGTCGATACTGGTATCATGGCGACATCTTCACCGTATGCCGTCTTCGAAGTGGATCAGGCAACGGGACAGCTTGTCTGCACGACAGACGAATTCTACGGCGGCCCGACATTCAGCCTTGACACCGCATCGGGACAACTTCAAATCACAGTTTAATTCATAAAAATTCAAATCTATGCCACCCGTACCAACAAATCTTGGCCGCGTCATGCCAGTCGACAAAGGCGCGTACAACGTTGCGACGACTTATTCGAAGCTGGATATGGTCCACACTGCTGACAGCACATACGTCAGCAAGGTTGACAACAACGTCGGACATGCCGTCACAGACACAAACTACTGGACCTGTTATGCTTCCGGCACCGCTGCGACATCTGCCGCCGCGACTGCGAACGCAGCAGCAGAACGTGCAGAAGATGCCGCCGAAGCTTGCGAAGCTTACGACAGCAGAATGACGCGCGTCGAAAAGTCAATCGAAGCTGTCGAAGCAGTTGACTTGTCATATCTTGACATCAACGGCAACTACTACCACAAGCGCAACACCGCGAACTGCTACGTCGTGAAGAAGAACGGTCGCTACAAGCTGCCGCTTATCTACGGCAACGGCATCAAAAACGGCGAAATCAACACAGCTGCGTTCACAAAGATTGAAGGCAGCACCGTCGCTGACTTCGTCAATCATCTTGGCAACGTCATCACGACACCGTACATCGAAGAAATGACTGGCTGTCGCGCTGAATCCGCGCTGCTTGTCTGGTGCGAAGCACAGAACGTCATCAAGGGCTTGCAGATAGTTGAAGGCCAGAACGGACCGCGCGAACTGCTTTTCAACGTCGAAAACTTCCCTGCTACCGGCGCAAATGCTATCATCGGAATCGCAGACGCGAACGGCGACTGCATCTGGTCTTGGCACATCTGGCTGTATGCAGACGAGCTGACGACAATCGAGTTCGAAAACCACACTGAACAGAACTACAATCTTTTGAACGTCAATCTTGGCTGGACCTGGGACGACGCGAACAAGAACAAAGGCAAGAACGTTCATTATCAGTGGGGCCGCAAAGATCCTATGCTTTCGCCAGCATCTGCTACAAGTACGTCGAATCACGCCGCCTACGGCGAAAAGACTTTCGGCACGCTTAACGTAGCAGAAGAAAAGACCGTCGCAAACGCAATCGCGAAGCCGTGGCTGTTCTTCATTCAGTACGACGATACGCTGCACAACTGGAACAACCTTGAATACTTCTACAACTTCTGGGATGCAAACTGCAACGCAGCCGGCGCATCAGACAACGTGACCGTCAAGACTATCTACGACCCGTCACCCGTCGGCTTCAAGGTACCGAACGGCCGCACATTCACAGGCTTCACGACAACTGGAGGCTACACCGAAGACCCGACACAGTTCAACGTTGTCGGCAGCTTCGACAAGGGCTGGAAATTCAAAGCGAACGCAGAAGACACAGACGGACAGTTCTTCGCGGCGTCCGGCTATCGCTACTATTCGTCTGGCGGTCTGTTCATTGTCAGCAGCTGCGGCTACTATTGGTCTTCTGCTGCGTACAGTCAGGCGAACGCGTACCACCTGTACTTCTATGCGGGCTACGTCGGCCCGCTGGGCAACAGCAACCGTGCGTACGGGTTTAGTGTCCGGGCCGTCCAAGAATAAATTTGAAACCTTTCAAGCGGCGCGTCTATCTTGAAGACGCGTCGCATACAAAGGACAGCACAAGTTTATGGATCGACGCAAAATCATCATCAAGAATTCAGTCATCATCGTCAGCGACAAGGTCTTCACTGCCGCTGGCGAAGATGCTGCATTCAAGGAATCAATCAAGTCTTTTGACATTGCGAACAAGACGCCGGTCGAAGCTTTCGACTTCTTGCGCGTGCTGAAAAACATGTTCAAATAGTATGGCGAATTTCTTTCAGCTTCCAGTTTACAAAAAGGCGCTTGACCTTGAAAAACAGTTCAGCGAATCGACGAAGAAGGTACCGCGCGACGTGAAATACTGCCGTATTGACAGAATGCACGAAACAGTGCTTCAAATCGTCGAAGACATCGCATTCGCGAACGAATTTGAAGGCAGTCGCACGGACTACATCAATCGCGCGCTTGGCGAACTGAACGGCTTTGTTATTCGCGTCAGAATACTGCTTGACCTGCACTACATCACGAAGAAAGGCTTCGCGGCTATTGTGCGCGCAGAAGAAAGCGTCACGCGTCAGCTGCTGGGCTGGCGCAGCAGTGTCGAAAAGGCTGCGGAATCTATGTCTAACAATTAACAATCAAGCAAGTCTGGTCGAACGCCTGAATTCATACGAACTTGCGGTCATTCGCATTCGACTTGAAGCGTGCATTTATATTCAGTGACGCACTAATGAAAAGACTTTTTCAGATAGTTATTTTTGTGGCAGCGACAGTTTTTCTGATGCTGTCACAGTCTGCGCTGGCGTCTGCATCTGCACCCGCTTTCGCATTCAATAAGTCGTCACTATTTCTGTCGGCGTCCGGCTATCGCAACAATTCGTCTGGCGGTCTGTTCATTGTCAGCAGCTACGGCTACTATTGGTCTTCTGCTGCGAACAGTCAGACGAACGCGTACAACCTGAACTTCAATTCGGGCAACGTCAACCCGCTGAACAACAACAACCGTGCGAACGGGTTTAGTGTCCGGGCCGTCCAAGCATCTAATAGACCAGACTTGCGTTTTATAACTATGCAATTAAGCAAAGAAGAATTGCATCGACTTCTGACGCTTGCATATCTTGACGCACGGAAGAACGAAAGAAACGCAGATTCACAGCTGCAATTCGAACTGAATCTTGAACGCAATCTGTGGAATCTTTGCGAAGACCTATACAGCAGAAAGTGGCGGCCACTGCCGCCGGTCTGCTTCATCATCACAAAGCCGACAGTTCGCGAAGTTTTCGCGCCACGCTTTGAAGACCGAATCATCAGTCACTTGCTGTTCAATATGATTGCGCCGCTATGCGAACGCACTTTCATATACGACAGCTATTCATGCCGCAAAGGGAAAGGCACGCTGTTCGGCATCGAACGCTTTGAACATCATTTGCGCGCTGCTACTGATAACTTCAAACACGAAGCATTCGTGCTGAACGTAGACATCAGCGGCTATTTCATGAACATAAACAAAGCGATATTGTACAACATTCTGTGCGATTCGCTGTCAAAATACAAAACGCGTCTTGCTGACAACAGCAAGACGTCCGACGATGTCATTGACATCAGTTTTGCAGACTATCTGATCCGTTCAATACTGTTCAGAAATCCGACCGAAAACTGCATTCGCGTCGGCAGCATTCACGACTGGGACCCGCTTCCGCCACACAAAAGTCTGTTCTTTTCGCCGCTTGGCACCGGCCTGACAATCGGCGACTTGACGTCGCAACTGTTCAGTAACGTCTACATGAATCCGCTCGACCAGTTCTGCAAGCGCGAACTGCATCTGTCAAACTACGGCCGCTATGTAGACGACGCGCGCGCCATTGACGCAGACAGATGTGTTCTGCAAGACTGCATTTCGCTGATGCGCGACTTCTTGCATGACGAGTTGAAGCTGACGCTGCACCCGAACAAGACGAACATCACATCGACACGCGGCGAAAATATCTTCCTGGGCGCAGACTGTCGCGAATTCAGACGCTATGCTGTGAACAAGACTGTCGCGTCGTTCAGAAGCGCCGTGCATGAACTTGAATACATACTGACAGACAGCAGCAGCGCGCTGTCGATAGACGACTACAACAAGGCGCTTTCGCGCTTGAATTCATATCTTGGCTACTTCCAGCACTTCAACGAACGGAAGATGCTTGACAGAACGCTTCACGATTCTTCGCTGAACGCGGTCTTCGTGTTTAGTCGCAACTATACGAAAGCGAACATCAGACCTGACATCAAATCACTTTTTAATTCTTCAAACTATGCGCAAATCAACTTATGCTAACATTCCACCAGCAACGGAAACACTTTCAGACGGACGCATTCGCGTAAACTACAACGTCGTCGAAACCACCGAAGAACGCGAAATCATCGACCCGGAAACCGGCGAACCCACCGGCGAAACAGAAACGGTCACTGTGTACGTCTGCGACACTGTCATCGTCGACAAGTTCGACTACGTTCCGCTTATCGTTGCGCTGATCCGCCAGAAGTACAGCGTAGACGACGAACTTGCAATCTTGCGCCAGCGCGACAGTAAGGCCGAAGACTTCGACGCTTACAACACATTCGCCGAAGAATGCAAGGTAATCGCAAAACAGTTCTTCAACGAATAATCTGACGCGACATGAAAAAAATCTGGAACTGGCTTGTCGGCCTTCTGAACAAGATTCGTCGCGACAGAATCTATCACTTCATCGCTGGACTTATTGTCGCAGCGTTCTTCTGCATTGTGCTGAAAATGAAGTTCTGCGTCTGGCCCGTACTGTTCGTTGCGTTCATCAAAGAATTCATCGACCAGTGGCAAGACGGCAACTTCGACTGGATAGACCTTGCTGCGACTGTCTGCGGCGGTCTTCTGATTCAGCTTTTTGTAGTCATCGCAATCGCATAAAACATCAGACGCTATGGACTGGACACAGATAATCATTGCACTGATAACATCAGGCGCTTTTCTTGGCATCTTTCTTATCGCCGAAAAGAAGACAGCTGCGATGCTTGACAACGTAGACAAACGCAGTCAGACAGCCATAGCGTCTGCTGAAAAGCTTTCAGAACGCTATGCGAATCTTGCTGACGAACATCAGGAACAGTGCGCCACACTGCGCGCACAGCTTGCGCAGCGCGAACAAGAACTGATGAATCAAATCAAGATGAACAGCAGCTTGCGTCATGACCTGGACGACGCGCACACGTTGCAAGCCGTCAGCGAAATGCGACGCTGCGACGTCTTGAAGTGCGTGAACCGTGAACCACCTTTCGGCACGAACGCAGACATTATTGTCAGCAAACTGAAAGAACGCAAGCGCTTACGCTACGGCGGCGAAGACGGCAACGCAACTACAAAAGCTTGACGACGATGCTGACACTTACACTGAAACGATTCGCATTCAGGCCGACATACACTGTCGGCCGAATGTTCGTTCGCGGCGAACACGTCTGCGACACTATCGAAGACTGTGACAGATGTCTTCGCGATGACATGCCGCTTGAAGAAATTCAACAGCGCAAACAGTACGGCGTCACAGCGATTCCGACGGGCCGCTACAAAGTGACGCTTGACACTGTCAGCCCGAAGTTCAAGTCGCGCAGCTGGGCGCAGTTCTGCGGCGGGCGTCTTCCGCGTCTTCACGATGTCAAAGGCTTCGACGGCGTTCTGATCCACGTCGGCAACACAGCAGAAGATTCACTGGGCTGCATTCTTGTCGGCCAGAACAAAGAAGTCGGCAAAGTCATCAACAGCACTGCAACGTTCAGACGTCTGTACGACAGCGTGCTACTTCCTGCATGGAAAGCCGGCGAAGAAATCTATCTTGAAATCGTATGACTGACAAATCAAGAATCATCGTCGTCGCAGTCTGCATTGCAGTCGTCGCAGCAAGTGTCGTCGGAAGCTTCGGTGTCGGCTATCACTACGGACACAGAAGCGCCACAACAGACACAGACAGCGTCATCGTCAGGCGTGACACGCTTATTCACCGCGATACTGTCATTTTTGAAAGACCTATTTTCAAGACGCAGTTCGTGACAGATACGCTGATAGTTGCAGTTGTTGACACACTACGCGACACCGTCTTTGTCGAACTACCACGCACGACGCGGATCTACGAAGACACAGACTATCGTGCGCAAGTCAGCGGCTACGAACCGACGCTTGACCGCATCGAAGTCTTTCCGAAGACTGTGACTGTGACAGAAACAGAAATCAGAACGAACGAAGCTTCGAAGTGGTCTTTCGGCGTCGGCATCGGTCCGGGCGTGCTGCTTGACTTCAAGGGACAGCCGCATGTCGGCATCGCAGCGACAGTCGGCGTGAATTATCGCTTTGGTCGCACGCATTGACGCCCAGAAGCGACGCGAAGCACGAAGACGACAGATTTATCATCTTGCACGAAAAGACGCTGAAAACGCGTCTTTTTTGCGTCTATGACGACAGCGTGCTGTACCAGACCGGGAAGACGACAAGTCTGTCGTCGCGGCCGTCCTTCGCATAGCAGTACAGATAGCAGTTGTGCTTGCGTTTGTGTGGCTTCATTCTTCTGTCAGTTCGTCATACAGCGCGAAGTCGATGACGCGTCTGTTCAAGTCATCAACGCGCTTCTGCGCAAGATTCACATAGCCGACAGTGACGCGCGCGCCGTAGCTGTGGCCCAACGCAGCAGAAATCACTTCAATCGGCGCTTCAAGCTGCATCGCAAGCGACGCCCAGGTATGACGCGCCCAGTACGTCGAAACTGGCGGCAGACCTTCACGCTTGCATAGCGTTCGCAGTCCGCAGTTCAGTGACGGAATTGCGTATTTTCGTTCGTCATGTCCTTCGAAGAACTTGAACAGCGACTTGTCAGACCGCCACTTGTCAAGCAGCGGCTTCAATTCATCTACAACAGCTATTGAATAGTGCTTCTTCGTCTTGCTGCGTATGTATTCGACGCGGCCGTTGAAGATGTTGTCTGGCGTCATCTTTGCACAGTCGGCAGCGTTCGCAGCTATCAGAAGAAAGCTGAACTTGAAGAAGTCAAGCCCGGCCGTTTCATAGTACGTTCGCGGCGTCGCGTTCCACAGCTGACGGATCTGCGCTTGCGTCAAGTTGCGCTTGCGCGTCTGCACATACGGCGTCTTCACGTTCTGCAACGGATTCTTGCGTATAAGGCCGTCACGCAACGCGAAATTCAGCACTGCGCGCACTGTTGAAAGCAAGATGTTCTGGCTGTTCTGTGACAGCTTGCGCGTATCGCTGGCGACGTAGTCTTTGAAGCCGTCGCACCAGCGCTGCGAAATTTCAGTCAGCACGCGGCCGTCGCAGTGAATATCATACTGACGACAAACGCGAAGCGCGTTCATGTAGACAGCGCGTGTTCCGGCAGTGCGACGCGAATCGGCGACTTTCAAGAAGTATTCGCAGAAGTTCTGCGTGCATTTCTTGCCTTCAATTTCTTCTTGAATGATATTCTTGACAGACGTGATGTCTTCATCAGCGACGGCGCCTGACAGTTGCAGTTCGCGAAGTCGTTCATCGACGCGCAGCTTGAACTTCGTCAAGTAAGTGTTCAGTGACGTCTTGCAGTCGTGCTTGACGACGCGCTGCGCTTTCTTGTCCCACTGCGTCGACAGCAGCTTGACGCCAGTCGGCATCATGGCCGTTCTGCCGCGCTTCGTCAGCATCAGCTTCAACGTTCCCGGTTCGCCGTCTGACAGATGTCGCGCATCAAGATAGAATCGTGTCGTAATCATACAAACTTATGCACAAAAATTTTGCAGGCGAAATGCACCGATTCGCACCGAAAAGCAACGCCAGACATTGAAACGTAAAAGACCGACTTTCGCAGAATCTGCATTCTGGCAACACACACGGCTGAAACGTGTTCTGTATTGTTGCCATAAATTATTATTATTTTTAAGTTGTTGTAAATCATTTGTTTATAAAGTGCGAATCTGCTATGCGCAAACGTTTTGCAGGTTTTTCGTCATTTTCCAGTCATTCTGTCTATCATAGACCACAGTCGCGTATTCTCGGCTTTCAGCGCTTCGACTTGTGCTTTTAGCGCAGCGACGTCTGCGTCTTGTGACGGTGCGCTGACTGTTACGTTCTGGCGGCTGCTGCCGCTGTTGTGACTGACTTCGACGCGCTGAACAGGACCGCCGCCGAACAGCGACCCTTCGCCAGTTAGCAGAAACATGTAGTCGAAGCCGAAGACTTCGTGCAACTTCATCGCGCGCGATTTGCCGATGACATCGCGATCCGCAAGCATGTTTGACAGTGCAGCCGGCGACAAGCCCAGCTTTTCTGCGACATCGCAACGCTTCATGCCGATACTATCGAAATAGCGTTTTAGTTCTTCTGTTTGTTTGCTCATAACTTCGGTTTTAGTGGTTTGTGTGAAAAAAAGTGAAAATTGTTTTGAAAATGTTTTGGATTATCAAAATAAAAACTAACTTTGCAACGTAATTCAAAACACAAACCGAAACAAAATTACAAAAAATAATTCAAACACACAGCATTATGTTACAGAAAGAATTCGAACAGCTTATCGGACGCGAAGTCAATGACACTGAAAACTTCGACATCATTCACGCAGTTTACATGGCAACAGATTATTCAAAGCAGCAGTTCGCCGCTGAATACGTCAAGAAGAATCACGGCGACATCGCAATCGAACTTGCAAGAATGGTCGGCAACGTTCGCCGCAACATCGACGGTCTGATACAAGAAAAGAAAGCTGACGGCTATCTGTGGGCTGACGAAGCGCACGAAATGTCAAGCAACAGGGCGCGCAGACGCGCGATTGAAATTCTTGGATTCAAAGAATACATCACTTACATCGTCGCAAAGGGCTGGAATCTGTGGCAGACAGACAAAGAAGACATCATCGCAGCACTTTAAGCACGGCAAAACCGAAGTCAAACCAGGGCCGGCGTCGACAACCGGCCCACAAATTCAAATCATCATGGAAGAATCGAAAAGAATGGAATTTCACGCCGGATTCAAGACGCTTTGGTCTGGCGAAAAGACTTTCTACGAAGCGCGTCGCTTCGGCTTTGAATTAGCGAAGCAGCACAACACCGACGTCACGCTTCACGTCTACAACGAATATCTTGGCCGGTGGCAGAAAATGCCGCTTATCTATCAGCCGAACGGACTTGCGCGCGGCACTGGCGACGGCAAGTTGTATGCGCTTGACGCAGACGGCCGCAACTTCTGGGAAGCAACGAAAGAACAAATCGAAGCTGCGCAACAGTGATGCTTCCGACATTCTACGCAAGACGCGCTGTGTTCGCGGATCTGACAGACGCTTGCCAGTTCGCGAACGCCGTCGCGCTTGCCGGGATAGACGAAGCGAAATACATATCAGCAGAAGGCTTCGGCCGCCACGTCGTCGAATACTACCCGAAGACGATTGAAGAAGCGAAGAAAGCCGAAGCGCTACGCTCAGAATTCATCAAACATCAATAATTATGACACCATTTGAAACAGCAGTCAAGACGTATCTTGACAATCGTGCAGCGAACGACGAACAGTTCGCACGGGTCTATGCGAAGCCGAACAAGAACTTCGAAAAATGTATTGCGTACATCTACGACGAAGTCAGCAAAGCGAACACAAACAACGCGAAGTGTGTCGGCTACGAAAATGAAGACATCTACTGTCTGGCGGTCCACTACTACGACGAAGACGACATCAGCGTAGACAGTGAAGCCGGAAACAATATCACAGCGCAGTACATCAGCGACGCCACGAAAGAAGTTGAATTGACAGACGCAGAGAAAGAAGAAGCGCGTCGTCTGGCGGTCCAGAACGAAGCAGAACGCATTCGTCGCAAGATGCAAGATGACGCTGACAGACGCAAGAAAGCAGCTGCCGAACGCGCAAAGATTGCGAAAGAAGTTGAAGCGCAGTCTGATGTTCTATTCACATTTGACGACTGATATGAAAGCACACACAGAACTTCAAAGAAAAATTGAAGCACTGGCACTGACACTGCCGGCAATGACTGACGCACAGCGCGAAGAAGCGCGACTTGTAGAAGGCGACCTGTACGTCATCAGCAAAGCTGGCCGTGTCTGGTGCAGCGGCTGCAATACTGTATTCAAAGACGCGTCACTGCGCGACACGAAGCGCAAGACTGCTGTTTGTCCGAACTGCGGCCGGCGCCATGAACTTCACAAAAGCACGCGCAAAAGCGTCAGTCATACGAAATACTATTTCACGACGACGAACGTCTGCGGCGGCTTTCAGGTCATCAGACACTTCTTCTGTTCAAAAGACGTGCAGCGACGCTACGAACGCGCCGACCTGGGCGTCATTCGTGAACAGATGTCATGGTTCGATGCAGCCGAAGTCGCGCAGCTGTGGCTGACGCCAGACGGCAAGAACACTGTCATCAACGCGCGCACAGCGCAAGGTTGCATGTACTACAACGACGTCTGGAATTTCAGCAGTCCGCTTTCAATCAAGACAAGGAATCACGAACGCTATCACTATGGCGGCTACATATCGAAGCATGCGCAGCTGCTGCCGCAGGTCAAGCGCAACGGCGTCAAGAACTTCAAAGAACCGATTGCGGCATACGAACTTGTCAAAGCAGTTCTGTCAGATCCGTTCGCTGAAAGTCTTATCAAGCACGGCCAGCATTCGTTGCTGCACACATACGTCTGCACATACAGAGCAGAACACGTCAAGCATTTCAGTAAGTCAATAGCCGTCGCGATGCGTCACAGATACATAGTGCGCGACGCAAGTCTTTATCTTGACTATCTGAAAGACCTTGAAGAACTGAATCTGGATCTGCGCAATCCGAAGTACATCTGCCCTGACAATCTTCGCAAAGCACATGCAGAAACACAGCGACGTATTGACGTCATTGAAGCACGCAAAGAACGTCTTAAAGAAGAACGCAAGATGCTTAAAGAAGCAGAAGCTGTTCGTCACTATGCAGACAGAATGCTTGCATTTGCCGGCATCGTTCTGGAAGACGACGAAATTCGCGTCACTGCGATTCCAACTGTCGAAGATGTTCGCGACGAAGGCGCCGCAATGCACCACTGCGTCTTCGCGAACGAATACTACAAACAAGACAATTCGCTTCTGATGACAGCGCGCATCGACGACAAGCGTGTCGAAACTATTGAATTCAGCTTGCGCGACGGCGTAGTGCTTCAATCACGCGGAATCAAGAACACAAGCACGAAGTATCACAAGCGCATCGTCGGTCTTGTCGAAAGAAATGCGCAAAAGCTTATGGCATGCGCCAGAACGACGGTCTAAATTTTTTTGTCAAAAAAGTTTAGTGAGACATAAACAAAAACAAAAAATTAGTTTATATTTGCAAAACAATTACAATACGAACACAAAACAATGGCAGAGTTACTAACAGAAAAAGAACAGCTTCGACGCGCACGAAACGCAGAAGTCGCTGTGCGTTTCAAGGAAATGAAGCGCAAGTATCCGTCTGCAAAAGACGGTCGTATCATCAAGGCTATGGCGAAAGATAATGTCGCCGGCCTGACGTCGGTCACTGGAATACGCAACGCGCTTATTGAACGCGGCTGCTTAGTCGTAGCACAATAGTCATGACAGCAACAGAACCGAAAGTCAATCCGTCTGGCCTTTATGAACTGGCAGAAGCAGCGGCAGCGCTTGGCATCGACAAGTCAACGCTGACACGCGCAGCGAACAGAACCGACCGTGACAGAAGCATCAGATACACTATTCGTCGCAGCAATGGTCGTCGCGTGTTCAAGGGACAAGACATCATCAACTACTGGCGTTTAACATTCTAACATCAAACACAATGAAAATCATCAAATCAATCGTCAAAGTCTTCGCGACAATCGTCGCTTGTCTTGCATTCGTCGCAGTCACAGGCGAAGCAGAAGACGCAAGCATGCAGCTTCTTTGGTCCGGCGGCTCGCTGCTGGCGCTGGTCGTCAGCTATAAAGCGCTTGTCTGGGCTGATCCGTCGCTTTCAGAAGAAGACGACAACGTATAGTCAACTGCGCTATGTGGAAATTCAGGTACCCAATTCGTCAAGAAGATGAATCAGAAGAAGAATATCAGCAGCGCTGCGAAGCGTATGAAGCAGCAGAAGACGACTACGCAGACAGATACGTCGAAGAACGCTACGAACGCGAACACAGTCAAGCATAATACGGAAAAATGCCGCCCAGCGTCGACATCGCTGAACGGCAAAACCGAAGTTAATAACAGTTCTATTCAAACCATTAAAAACCAGTGCAAAGGTATGGAAAAAATTACACTTTCACAACTGCTTGAAAAACAGCAGACACTTGCAGCGAAAGTCATCGCATTGCAGGAAATCGAAAACTTCGAAAAGCCACTTGAAATCAAGACCGAAGTCGACAGCGAAAACAGTTTCAGACTGTCTGTCAGCTACGGCCGCAGCTGGCACAACGACATTCTGTCGTGGACCGCAGAACGCAAGGACTACGGCGACGACAAAGACATTCACGCGAACGAAGAAGCGTATGACGCTATGACGAAAGCCATAGACGAAACGCTTACGAAAGCCGAAGCACGCGCGAACACTATCATCGCGAAAATCGCGTCAATCTTCAAAAAGTAAGCAGCCATGACACAAGAAGCATTCATGAAGCTGTACAGTACAGATTGCAGCGCACACATCGAAAAGAAAGACTGCGGCAACGGACGCAGCTTGTCTTATCTGTCATGGGCCTGGGCCTGGGCTGAATTCGCAGCCGCGCACCCTGACGCTACATACGAAGTCGTCAAGTTCGACGGTCTGCCGTACTTGTCTGACGCAACAATGGGAATCGTCGTCTATACACGCGTGACTGTCGACGGTCTGACGCGCGAAATGTGGCTTCCCGTCATGGATTCGTCGAACAAAGCAATGAAGCTTGAAGCATACACTTACAAGCAATACAACAGCTACAAGAAGCAGTGGGAAGACAAGTATGTCAAAGCTGCCGACATGTTCGACATAAACAAGACAATCATGCGCTGTCTGACGAAGAATCTTGCAATGTTCGGTCTTGGCTTGTCTATCTATGCCGGCGAAGACGTGCCGCAGCCGCTGACTGCACTTGAAGAAGAAGCAATCAAGCACGACTACGAAGACGCGCAGCAGAAGAAGCAGCAGCGTCGCGGATCTGCGTCACAGAAGCAGACATCGGCACCAGCTTCGCAGCCCGCACAGCAGCAGCAACAGCAGCAGTTGCAGCGACTGACTGCGCAGATGTATTCAGAAGGTCGTCTTGCATCTTGCGTCGACTGGCTTGTCGCACGCTATGACGCAGCAGCCGCGAATATACCGGCAGCAGTCTGCGACAAGCTTCGCAGCAGCTATGACTGGGAAGAATCAGCATTCAATGCAGTCGTAAAAGAAGCGCAGAAGAAAGCATTCAGCGCCGACTTGCAGAACAGTTAATCAATCAAAAATCACAGAATCATGGAAAACGTTTACAAACTGACTGGACGCTTTGAAGAAGCGAACGCAGAATATGAAAGACTGTCGGCTGAACTCGACGAAATGTACGAAGACAACGGCGGCGAAGTGACAGAAGTCACAGAAGAAATACAGCAGCGCATCGACGCGCTTGACGCACTGAAAAAGAACATCATTGCCGACATCGTCGCGAACGCTGACGACTACGCTGAAATCGCGCTGAACAAAGCTGCGCAGCAGAAGATTCTTGAAGCAGAACTGAAAGTGCTGAAAGAAGAACAGAAGAAAGTCGTAGACAGATGTCAGTCACGCATCAATAAGTATGCGCGCAGCGTCGACTTCTGGAAAGACAACTTCGACCAGGCAATGCAGATTGCACAGCTGACGAAAATCGGCGGCGCAAAGACGGATCATCGTCACAGTATCTACTACATGACAAGCAACAGCGTAGACGTCGAAGACGAACGCGTACTGGCGCCGTATCAGGAAGCAATCGACGCGCTGAAAGCGCAGCTTCCGGCATGGTGCAGCGTGAACATCAGCATCAGCAAGACCGACTTGAAGAAAGCTGAAACGCTGCCTGACGGTGCAGTCATGGTGCAGAAGAAATCAGTTCTTATCAAATAAGCTTGCGCACTATGGAACAGACAATCGACCTGACAAAGTGCTACGGCATCGAAAAGAAGCCGTTCAGCAAGTTATCGAAAGAAGGCAAGTTGTTTCATGCGCTTGTCTTCGGCAGTAAAGTCTTGACACCCGCATCTGCGAACGCTGTTGCGAACACGACTGACGGCACGCGCTTTCTTCGCTGGATCAGAGAAGACCACGGCCACTTCATACAGAAGAAGCATCGCAACGCAGACAACACCGGGACATATTTCAGCTATGAACTTGAATCTGACTACGCAGCAGCAGTGCGCGACGCTTGTCGCGCTGCTGCACGTCAGTCTTCTGAAACTGCTTGCTGATTATGATGTACGCAATTCACGACTTTATGACAGAACGTCTGGAACTGAAAAACACAGACCTGCTGCTGTACGCGCTTATCTACAATTTCAGTCAAGACGGGAACGGCTGCTTTTACGGCTCAAACGACTATGCCGCAAAAAAAGTCAACTGCACGCGTGAATGTGTGAATCGTTCGCTTTCGTCGCTTGTTGAAAAAGGTCTGCTGACGCGTTCAGCAGGCTTTCATAACGGCAAGCAGACGATAGACTATGTCGCAATCGTACCAGACGAAGCGAAGCAGTGTGATGAAATGTCACACTGTGATAAAAAATCACAGGCGCTGTGCGAAAAAGTCACAGCTGCTTGTGATGAAATGTCACACAATAATAAAGTTGATATAGAAGTAAAAAAGGATATATCCACCACTACACGCGTGAAGCTGGCTGAATATGTCAGCATGACAGAAGAAGAACATCAGAAGCTTGTAGACAAGAACGGCGATGCTGATGCAAAGCGCATGATTGAAATTCTTGACAACTACAAGGGACAAAGCGGCAAGAAGTACAAAAGCGACTATCGCGCTTGTCTTGGCTGGGTTGCAGACAGACTTGAAGAAGAAAAGCGCAAGCGTCTTCAAGGCGTTTCAAATCGTAGCGCTTTCACACCTGGTCCGCGCTTCAACAGTCGCGGCGAAACGCCGACAGTCGCGTCTATGCGCGCAGCTGCTGAATCATTCCAGCGCATCGCAGACAGACACGCAGCTTCTGACATTCCGACTGGCGTCGACTTTATACCGGCGCCGGCCTATGAAGAACCACAAATCGACGAACAGCTATGACGACGTATGAAGTAAAAGCAGCACGCGTCGGCGTTCCCGTCGGAATGCTGACGATGAAGGACCGCAGCGACGCGCTTGACGGCATCTTGAAGCGGATCTACGCACTGAAAGGCTTCACAGTCGCAGACAACGTGCAACCCGAAATCGACATCGCTGTTCGCGAACTTGAAGACAAGCTTGCACACCGCTGGACCAGCTTCACTATGGGCGAAGTCGCGCTTGCGCTTGAATCAGGCGTCAGTGGATTCTTCGGCGCAGACAATCGTCTGACAATAGCGAACTATTTCAGCTGGCTGACAAAGTATGAACGCAGCGACGAACGTAGCGACGCAATCTACGAACTTGCGAAGCTGAAAAAGGCGACGCGCGTCGTAGACCCGCAGCGACTGCTGCCGCCAGAAGAACAGGCCGCACGCAACGAACGCGCCGGACGCGAAGCAGCGCTTTGCGAATGGGAAAGGTTCAAGAAGTGCGGTCGTCTTGACATCTGCATTGACGGCTACGCGGCCATGATATACGACTATCTGACGCGCAAAGGCAAGTTGAACGCAACAGAAGCGACGATTAGTCAAGCTTATCGTCAGGCAAAGACACGACACACCGACAAGCAGACGTACAGAATCGGCGACGTCATCAAGACATTCAACCCGGCCACTGCGCCGGCGTCTGAACTTCTTGACTGGGCCACGAAACGCGAACTGTTGTCGATGTATTATGAATCACTTCGCAGACGCGGCGTCGAATTGCAGATATGAATATCGAACTGACAGAAGCGCAGCTGCGCAAAGTGAACGCACTTCTGTCGCGCATTAAATCAGCAAGCAAAGGTGACTTGAAAATGTACAACACAGCAAGACTGATTGGCGTAGAACTTCGCAAGTCTGAAAGAAGGTCGAAAAGAAGCGCACAGCGCGCGACAAAAGTGCCAAACAAACAAATTATCATTGCAGCGTCAGAAGACGCACAGAACGAACAACAACTTCAATTATTTCAATAACAATGACAAAAATTCAAACAAGACTGAACGAACAGCGTTTCTTCGCGACTTCTGGCGCCGAAATGCTTGACAAGTACGCGGTCGACAAAGTGGTCCGCACTTGGAACGAAGACTACGTCGACCAGGAAACGGGCGACGTCGTAAGCATCGAACGCAAAGAAATTCTTTTCACACGCGGCACGAAGTTCACTGCGCAGAACATCGACAGCGTCGAATTCTATCTGCAAAGCGGCGAACTGTCCGGCATCGAAGTCAGCGACCAGTGTCGCGTCGGCCGTCCGACAGAACGCTTTTCGCTTGCGCCTTACAAAGTCAAAGCGCGCATCGGCGACAAGAACTTCTTGTATATCTGTCAGGCGCTATCGCTGGCCATGGCGCAAGACATCGTCGAAGACTACATCGAACTGCACAGCGAAAAAGACTTTCGGATCATCAGCGTCGCCGAAGCGAAGTACGGCGTCATCTTAAACGTCGCAGCTGAATTGAAGAAGAAAGATGACGAACCAATCGACCTTGAACTTGACGCTGATACGCAAAACGCACTTTCTGGCACAGAAAACAGCGTTTCTGATACAGAAAACGCCGCTTCTGGAACGGAAATGCCTGAAATCAGCACAGAAGACAGTGAAGATGATGCGCTGCATCTGACCGGCGATGAAGAAGCAACGGAAGCACCGGCAGAAGAAAGCGCCGACGATGCAAAGACGCCAGTCTTCGGCTACTACGAAATCACAATCGCGCTTGAAGTCGTGACGTACAAGACAGACGAAAAGACCGGCGAACGCAAGGAAAGCTGGCGCACATCTGACGTCAGCAGCTTTCTTGTCAACGCGGCGAACGCTGATGAAGCGAAAGACGTCGCACTTGCTTACTGCCAGCAGACGCGCCAGGACAACACCGAAATTGAAAGCGCAGTCACTATGTCAGCGTCGCCTTTGAACTGCACAAAGGTCATCGAACGCGAATTCACGATGCAGTATGTAGAACAGATAAACAACGTCGCACAATAAACACACAGAATCATGGCAAATTCACTCAATAAAGTGCAGCTGATTGGCAACGTCGGCCAGCAGCCCAAAGTTCAAGAATACGACGACAAGAAAGTCGCGCAGTTCACGCTTGCAACAAGCTTCGGCAGCCGCGACAACGAACAGACCGAATGGCACAACATCGTCGCATGGTCGCCACAGGCGGAAATCGCTGAAAAGTATATCAAGAAGGGCAGTCGCATCTACGTCGAAGGACGTCTGCGCACGCGCAAGTGGCAGGGCAACGACGGCGTCGACCGCTACACGACAGAAGTCATCGCGTCGCAAATCATTCTTCTTGACCGCGCAGAAAGCGCTGGCACCGGCAGACAGACGCCACCGCCGCCGACAGATGCACCGCGCAGACGCGCAGAGAATCAGGCAGCGCAGCAGCCAATGTTCAATGATGACGACGACTTGCCCGCCGGCTTTTAATCACGACGCATCATGAAGACACTTGCAATCACATTGCTTTTCGTGCTTCTTTATTTCGCAGTTGGCGCAATGATAGGCTACTTCGCCTATCTGCGCCCGCTGTCGAACGAAAAGCAGCTTGACGCAGACGAATACGTCGTCGCGTCGACATTCGGCTTTCTGCTTATCATTCTATTCTGGCCCGCCGTTCTTCTGTTTGTCGGCATCAGCGGCGCAATCGACAAGACGCGCGAATTCAGTGCAAGCATGCAGCTTTGCGACTACGACGACGAAGACGACGAAAACACTGACGCGCTATGATATTCATTGGAATTGACACAGGCGTTCACACCGGGCTGGCTGTCTGGGATTCGACGCAGAAGATGTTCTTGTCAATCGAATGCTGCAAGATCCACGACGCAATGCGCGTTGTCGAAAGTGCAGTTCGAAAAGACCCGACGAACGTCACTGTGCGCTTCGAAGACGCACGTCAG